GGGCCCCCGCGTCGCGTCGCGAGGGGGCCTCCCCCACCGCCGGGCGGCCGCCCGCGCGCGCGGCGCTCGCGCTCGACGACGAGCTCGAGCCGAGGGTCGCGCCGGTGTGACGCGAACTCGACTCGACGTTCGAGCCTGCGGGCGAGGCAGGCCTGCCGTGGTCGAGCAGCTCGCGGTCGCGTTGAGTCTTGACGTGATGGCACGGGGTGCACAGCAGCTCGAGGTTGTCGAGCTCGCTCGGCCCGCCTGCCGCCATCGGCACGATGTGATCGACAGCGCCGCTGCGCGGCGGCACGTGGGCGCCGCAGTTCTCGCATCGGTGTCGAGCTCGAGCTCGGACGTCGGCGCGTAACCGGTCGAGTGTCCTGCCTCGGGGTAGCCCGCGGGCGATGCGCTTTTCGCGTGAGCCGTGCCACGGTGCGGGTGCGTGTGCGTGGCAGCGGCCCCGGCGGGTGGCAGGGTGCGGGCAGCCGGGCTCGGCGCAGACGGTGGCGGCGCGCGCCCCTCCCCCCCGTGTCAGCGTGGATCCCCCCTGCCGTCACGACCCCCCCGCCCTCCCGTCGACGCGCACCCCCTGGCGTCGCCCCCTCCCCCCGTCCCGGTCGACGGGCGCGACGCCCTCGCGACCCCCCCTGCCGTGCCGCAGCTCGTGGGCGGGACGGGCACGCTCAGCGCCGGCGGCGGCGCGCCTTCGATGCCGGCCGCGTCGCGCCACCCCGGGCGCCCGGCTTCACGCTCGCCACCTTGCCGCCCGACCGGCGCCGCACCACCGGCCCGACCCTCGCGTAGCTGCCGCTTGTCCCTGACTGCGCGGCGCGTGAGAGCGCGTTGCGGTGCAGGCCGAGACGCTGCCGTTCGCTGATCCCCGCCTTGCGCGCTTGCGCTTTCGTCGGCACCGGGTACTTGCGTGTCGCCGGGTAGACGAACGCCGAGGAAGGGAGAGCCCGCCGCTGCCTGGCCGTGAGCGCCATGCGCACTCGCGAATGCTAACGGCCGCGCTCGACACCGTTCATCGGGGCCGCCGTGCAGGTCGCGACGCTCAAGTCTCGCGCTCACTCTGCCGATACCCAGAAGGTATCTAGCCATCTTGATATCTTGATGCTACGATACCGGCAGTCCCAGAGAGCGGAGAAGGAGTGAACACCATGAGCAAGGCGATGACGCTTCGGCTCACAGACGAGCAAGCGCGCGAGGTCGAGGCAGTCGCGCGCGCCGACCGCATCCCGGTGTCCGAGCTGATCCGGGACGCCATCGACTCGCACATCGCGCACCGTCGCGAGGACAACGAGTTCCGGGCGCGCCTCCGACAGATGATGGAGGAAGACCGCGCGATCCTCGACAGGCTCGCGCGATAGCCGACGAGGTCGCATACCTCGAACTCGGCGACTTCCTGCTCATCGCCGAGGCGGTGCTCGGGATCGCGGCCGAGGCCATCGCCCGCTTCGATCGCGTCGCGCTCGCCGAGTCGGCGCTCGCCGCACCAGCGGCGGGCTTCGCCGGGGTTGAGGCGTACCCGGACTTCGCGGACAAGGCGGCCGTCCTGTGCTCGCGGCTGATCCGGAACCATCCGCTCCCGGACGGCAACAAGCGAACCGGCTACCTGTGCCTGCGCGAGTTCGTCGCGCGCAACGGTCACGCCTGGCACCCGGCCGGTGACGACGAGACCGCGGAGGTCATCGAGCGGGTCGCCGCCGGGACGATGAGCGAACGAGCGCTGCGCGACTGGATCATCGACAGGCTCAGCTGAACCACCATCAGTCGAGCTCGACGACGACGAGGTGCGCGCACGGGATGCCGTAGTGCTTCTCCGCTCGGACGACGGCGAGTTGGGCGTCGTCGCGGTAGATGATCCCGGTCAGCGCGTCGCCGATCGCGCGGACGAGCTTGTCGAGGTCGGGCCTGGTCGAGACGAGTGCTGGTGCTGACAGCTTGACCTTCCCCGCGTTCCTGCCGGTGCCGTAGTGGGCGGCGGGCCGGCGGAAGACGAAGGTTGCGCGGAGCTCGAGCGGGCCGGCGAGCATCGGGCCGGCTGCTATCGCCTGTGTGGCGGCGGCGGCGACTGCCTGCCGCCACGGTTCGAGGTGGTCGCGGTTGGCGGCGATGGTCGGGCGGCCTGCTCCGAGGGAGCGCATCGACCCTTGGGGTATGGGCTCGCCGAGGACGGTGAAGGTGATGCGAGTCAGAACGGGTTCTCTTCGGTGGCGGTCCAGGCGGGCTGGTCGGAGTTCGGGGAGTTGTGCGTGGCGGAGTTCTGGGAGGCGTGTGTGGCGACCCAGGTGGCGGCGAGTTCGGATTCGCTGGCGAGGCCGGCGAGGACGTCGGCGATGGGGAGCCGGTCGGGGTCGGGGTCGGCGTGCTCGGGGGTCTGGTAGGCGCCAGCGTTGGGCTTCGGCTCGGGCTGGTCTTGGGGTTGCGCGCTAGCGCGTTCCTCTTCTCTTCTCTTCTCTATCGCGCGCGCGCGCGCGTGAGACAGCGCTAGCGGCTTGCTAGCGACGAGGTCGAGGAATCCGGCATGGTTGAGCCGTTCGAGTGAGCGCATGATGTTGCCGAAGCGGTTGCCATGGTGGTCACCCCATGCCGTCATCATGGCGTTGACATGGAGTACACCATCAGTGCTCGCATAGAGCAGCCACGCGGTCGCCAGGACGCCCCGATCGTGAAGGCTGAGCTGCCGGTATTCGTGCTTGTCGAGGAGCTCGATATAGACCTTGATCCACACTGGCCGCCGGTGGCTGTAGTGCTGGAACTTCGACCAGTTCCGGACGACGATCCAGCGGTCGTCAGCCATCGCGTCGCTTCCACCAGGCTGTCGTCGTGGGCTGGTACGCCTCGCGGGCGTAGCGCGGGTCGAGCGCGAGAAGGCCGAGGTGCGCGCGGCAGGCGAGCTTGCCGGCCGTCGGGGTGCCGCAGTAGACGCACCGGTGGTCGGTCATCGGTCGGCTGGGTCTGGGCCGGTCACGGCTAGAACGGGGTGTCGTCGTCTTCGGGCGTGTGCGCCTCCTCCGCGGTCGCTACGGGCTGACCGGGCTCGGCCCGCGGGTCGCTGGTGGCGTCCGGGTCGGCAGAAGCGCTCACAGCGGCTTCGTTGGCTGCCAGGCCTTCGGCGGCCATCTGCTCGAGCTCGGCGACGACGACGGCTTCGTTCGCGCCGAGCATCCGCGCGGGCCGCTCCGACTCGGGGAGCTTGATGATCTCCTCGAGGTCGTTGTTGACCATGTCGGCTTCGCCGATGAGGAGCTCGTTGGCGCTCGCGATCTGGCGGCCGATGATGCGGGAGGCGTAGGCGAGCCTGGCGTCGCGGTCGCCTTCGGTGAAGCCGGCGTCGCGCATGAGTGCGAACATGCGGCGCTTCTGCCCCTCCGTCCAGCCGGGCTCGGTGGCACCGCCGGGTTCCGGCTGGTCTTGGGGCGGCGGCGGCGCCTGGGCTGGACCCGCGGCCGGGCCCGGCTTCGGCGCCGCACGCCTCCGCCGCGTCCGACCGGTCGCCGGCGCGGGGATGGCGTCCGACGGTGGCGGTGGCGGCGGTCCGTGTTGATAGCCGTTCTCCTCCCCCTCGAGTTCCTCCGCGGCGGGGATGCCGAGGGTGACGTCGGCGAACATCGCGCGCGCCAGGGCGGCGCTCGCGCGGGCGCGGAGCATCTCGGCGGGGTAGCGGCGCCACGCTTCGCCGCCGGCGATCCCGGCGCGCTTGGCGTCGTCCATCGTCCAGGTGACGCGGCCGATCCGGTCGGAGTCGACCCTGCGGCCGCACGCGATCGCGCGGGTGGTGGTGGACTCCTCGAACCAGAGCTCATGGCCGCGGGCGGTGACGAGCCCGCGCTGCGCCTCGGAGGTCAAGGTGGGGCGGCCGCGGATGATGGCGATGACGCGGAGCGCGACCATCTTCTTGAGCCCGAGCTCGTCGCCGGCGAGCAGCGCGGCGGTGATCGCGGCTGGCCGGCCGCGGAGCGTGTCCGGGACGAACTCGGTGTCGCCGATGTAGGCGGCGTATTCGGCGGCGGCGCGGAGCCTGGCGACGTCTCCGCGCGGGCCGGGCTCGAGCTCCTGGCCTGGCAGGCTGGGCGGGAGCGGCTCCGGCTGTTCGTACTGGACGACGGTCATCGGAAGCGATCCTTCGGGGTGCTGATGGTGATGCGCGTGGTCGGCTCGGTCTCGAACGAGACGCTGCGCGCGTCGATGTCGCGGGCGGTGACGACGAACCGGCCGACGCGGAGCGGGACGTCGGTGTTGAGCTGGTGCCGCTCGAGGTGCGCGCGGGCGGCGTCGTTCGCCTTGGCGTAGGCCTTGCGCGCGTCGCGCGCCCTGGCCTTCATCCGTTCGCGCGCTTCGAGCGCCTGCTCGAGCATCTCGTCCTCGACGACGTTCTCGTCGAGCGCGGTCTGGGCGTGCGCTGCAACGGTCATGCGGCTTCCTCCTCCTCCTTCGGTTCGGGTCTGAGCACGTCGCCGATCCAGGTGTCGCGTGGCGCGTTGAGGAACTGGTGGACCTGCTGCACCGCGCCGAAGATCTCGGCGACTTCGTGGTCGGCCTTGTACGGGTAGAGCACCGCTTCGTCAGCCTTGACGTGGACGATCCCCGCGCGGTCGATCTTCGGCATCGGGTGCTCGATCGCCTGGCCGTCGTCGTCGAGCTCTCCCGGGACGATGTAGAAGTCCGCGTACCGGTAGGCGGCGAGCTGGAGTGCGGACTCGATGAACGGGCCCTTTGCGTGCGTCTTCCAGTCCAGAAGCCAGAGCTCGGGCTGGCCGCCGAGGCGGGCGAGAGCGTCGGGGCGGCCGGCGTAGCCGAACTCGCGCGAGAAGACGGGGAACTCGACCAGGAGCTCCTCGAGCTCCCACTCCTCGACGAACTTGATCGCGGCGTCGACGTGCCCCTCCAGGCCGAACGGCGGGACGACGGGCTCGCCGGCGAGCCACCGCTGAATCTGCTTGTGGACCTCGGTGCCGCGCTCGGACGCTTCGCGGAGCGTGTCGAAGCGGGCGCCCTCCATGCGCTTGATCCGTTCGGAGAGCGGGAGCGCGGAGAGCTCGTCCCAGTGGTCGATCGCGTAGCGCCAGGTTTCGTCCGCGGCCCACTTGATCAGCCCGGGCTTCGCGACCGCGTTCATGATGCCCGTGACGTTCGGGACCTTCTCGCTGTCGAGGTAGTAGAGGTGCCCCGCCGGCGTCATCCGGGTCGCGGGCTGGTTCTTCGTCATCGGCTCCTCCGGTGTAGGGCGGCGTTCGGGCAGGTGGCGAAGTGCGACCGGTAGTGCGGCTCCTCCTCGAACACCGATGGCGGCACCGCGATCGCGACGCCGTCGCGGATCACGAACTGGCCGTTCGGCTCCGGGCCGGTGTATGGGTCCGGGTCGAGCGGCATCCGCCGGCCCTTCTCGGTGAGCGCCCAGTTGAGCGGCGCCCCGCAGGAGCGGCAGCGGCTCATCGGCAGCCGACGGGGTAGAAGCGGGTCACGGCTTGCAGCTCCACTGGCGCCAGCCGCCGTCATGGCGGACGGTGAGCGCCGCCGAGAGCGCGTTGGCGACCGGGTCGAACGGGCTGAACCCGAACGGCGACCAGCCGAGCTGGAACAGGCCGAGGTAGCGGCCGTTCGACGCGAACGGGTTGAACGTGCTCTCGCACCTGGCGACCGCGGAGAGCTCGCCGATCGGGACACCCGTCACCGCGGCGGCGAGCCGGAGCGCGTAGCTGACGGTCGGCGCCCACCGCCGGCGAACGTGCGCGCGCTCCTGCTGGAGCTGCCGGGTGCGGTGCCGGTAGCGGTGCTGCCACTCGCGCGCGGTGCGCCCCTGGTAGCGGCCTGGGACGGTGACCGTCCTCTGCGCCGTGACGGTGAGCGCGGTGGTAACCGTGAGCGTCGTCGCCGTGGGCGTCGTCGTGCCGGGGTCGTCCGCGCTCTTGACCGCGGCGGCGACACCGACCAGGCCGAGGAACCCGGCCGCGAGCACGGTCGCGCTCACTCGCGCCACTACGTGTCCTCCTGGGCCTGGCCGCGGGCCACGGGATCACCCGCGAATGGCATTCCCAAGGTGCCTGGGGCAGAGCCCGTTACGGCCGGATCGCCCAGCCCGCGGACAGATTCTTCGTCGCGCTCGAGCTCGCCCAGGCGCATCCGTAGCCGGCGCATCCGCGCCTCGATGAGCGCGGCCTGGAGCTCGCGCGCGGTGAGCCGCCGTCGGCGTCGCCGGCGATCGCGGACCCACCACCGGGACCAGACGACGCAGCACGGGATCGTGACCGCGACGGCCGCGACCGCCAGGCTGAGACCGAACACGGTCACGCGACCGCCTCGTCGAGGTCGTCCTCGAGCTCCTCGTCCTCGAGGTCGGCGAGCTCGAGCTCCTCCGCGAACCGCGCGGTGAGGTCGATCGTCACGCGCGCGTCTCCTTCCGCCAGCGGCGTCGGTACGCGTTCTTGTCCTCACCCTCGAGCCGGGTCGACCGGGCCCGGTTCGCGGCCGCGGTCGCGGCCCGCTGGTTGCGCACCTCGAACCCGCGGTCACGGAGCAGCTCGGTGAGCGCCGACGCGCAGGCGTTCGCGTTCGCGTACCCCCACTGCCGCCAGCCGCGCCGCGCGAGCTCCCGGACGCTCACCCCGTAGACGACGTGGAGCCGGTGGAGCGCCTCGAGGCGTTCCTCGCTGAGCTTCGCCCATTTCCCCTTCGGCTTGCCGCCACCGCGCGGCAGCGGGCCCAGCTCGGGCCGGTGGTGGGCGGCGGGGCCGCGTGCGCTGCAGACGGGGCAGAGGCGGCGGCGGATGAGCGGCCCGGCGTAGGCGTACTCGAGCCCCTCCAGTCCGCACACGGTCCACGTGTCCGACGGGGCGTTCCGGCGTGGGAGGTGCCAGAACTGCTCGACACCGGCGACGAGCACGATCGGCGCGCCCACCTCGACCCTCACCGGGCCGCCGCCTGACGGGCGGCGGGGGCGCACGAGATCAGGCTGGCAACAGCCCAGCGCTCGTTAAGGCGCGGCCGCCCACGCCCCCGCACGGATCCCCTCGCGGGCGGAGTCGAACCGCCGCCGCGCGCGCCGCGCCGCAACGCGGTCGTCTCGGTGTCGAGTCGGTGCCCGACAGGGCACCGGGAAGAGGCGCGGCACCGCTCTTTCGCGAGGAGAGCTGTCACGAGCTTCCGTCCTGCTTCTGGACGAAGGAGCTGTCGACGTCGGCGCTCCAGCGGCGACCGTCCTCGGTCTGCACAACCATCTTGTGACCACGGACGACCTCGATGCGGCCGGACAGCACCTCGCCCTCGCGGAGGTTCACGAGGGTGCAGGGATCACCAGGCTTCCACGTCATCGGCGCCGCTCCTTGACGTCGAGCCGGGCGCGTCGGCGGACCTGCTCGAGCTCGGCCGCGCGTGCTCGGCGGCGCTCGGCGAGCTCGTCCCGGCGGCGGGTCATCCTGGCGTCGAACACGGCCACGCCGATGAGCACCGCGACCAGCGCGGCCGCAGTGGCGGCCACGATCCCGAACACGGTCACCGGGCCGCGCGCTCCTCACGCTTCAAGGCGACGAGGTAGTCGCCGAGCGACACGATCGAGGCGGCGAGGAAGTCGAGCCGGTGCGAGAGCTCGGGGTCGCCGACCTGCTCGGCGGTGCCGGCGGCGGCGTCGCAGGTCATGCGCATGTTCGCGACGAGCTCGAGCGTCTCGTCGAGCACGCTCACCGCGTCGCCGACCGGCCCCGGGGAGAGAGCGGCCCCCGCGGCGAAGCCACGCCCGGGGGCCCGGCGGCCGGGGAGATAGCCCGGCCGCCCGCCCATCCTGCCCGCCGCACCGGCAGATGGGAAGCAATGTGTGCCACGGACCCGGCGTGGCACAAATTCGTGGCACACGGGCCCCGAAACCGGGTGTTTCGCGGCCCCGCACGGCTGCGGCCGTTCGCCTCGGTTGCGAGCAGGAACTCCCTGCTCAGACCCGTGAAACAGACCCGCTGTGAACCGTTCCGGGCCACCCCGGCCCGACCACGGTTCCTATGCGGATGAGAGGAACAGTTCCCTGCAAAACGGGGGGTTGTGGCACAGCTCGTGGCACAAACGATGCTCACGCGTCGCCCTCGCAGCCGCGGCGGAACTTCTTCAGCTCGGGGTCGTACTGGTACCAGCAGACGAGCTCGTTGAGCGGCATCGTGTCGAGCGAGTCGGGGTCGAGGCCGGCCGGTCGACCGCAGTGCTTGCACTGTGCGCCGTCGACGAGCTGCTCGAGGAGGCGCGACACTGCGACGAGTGGGTTGTGGCCGGCGGCGACTTCCCAGAGCGTCTGGTCGTCGTCGTGGATCGAGACGGCCATCCAGATGACCGGCGTTTCGTCGTCTGACCAGCGGAGCTGGAACTGCTTGCTGCCGGTGCGCTGCACCATCTCGACGCCGGCGAGGAAGCGCTCCTCGAACTCCTTGGGCACGTTGCCGGGAATGTCACTCACGGGAGCTCGTCCAGCGGCTCGATGGTGATCCGAACGGGGCCGACGTAGTTCTCGGAGAGGTCATCTACGAAGCTGAGGAGCAGCCCGGCGAGCGTGACGCTCTCGGTGCTTTCCCGGTCGACGACGAGCGGCACGAGACCGTCGACCTCGACGAGTTCGAGCTCGGCCTCGAAGGTGAGCCAGCGGCCGGGGTTGCACGACGTCGTGCTCACGTTGTCCTTCGTTCGGCGATGCGGATACAGCGCCGGCACGTCCGCTCGGGCCTGCTAGGGCCGTGCGTGCGCTCCACCCAGGGCAGGAGGCGGGCGCCGCAGAGCGCTCGGTCGACGGCCGGCGTCATCGAGTAGTGCACCACCGTGCCGGCCGCAGCCACCCGGTTCATGAACAGCACGCCGCGCACGTTCATCCGGCCCGCCTGAGCGGGGTGGGCACGGTCGGCCGCTTGGCGTAGGCGGCGCGGATGCGGTCGCGCGCGAGCGCCTCGTCGGCGTGCCCGTAGGTCGTCCTGATGAGCTCGCCGCCGTCCTGGTGGCCGAAGTGCAACGCGATGTCGCGCTCGTCGAGCTCGAGGACGTTCCACGCGTACCAGCCGAAGTAGTGGCGCGTGGCGTCGTAGAGGCGCGTGTTGCCGATCCCGGCGGCAGCCCGGACGCGGTTCCAGTGCCAGGCGCGCGAGTTGGGCCGGTAGTGCGTGCCGCGCAGGGTGGTGAAGCAGAACTCGGACTCGCGCGGCAGTCTGAGCAGCCGCTCGCGCGCGGGATCGGTGAGCGCGATCGTCCTGATGTGCCAGTGCTTGGGCGGGGTGAACGTGTGCGTCTTGGCGTTCCACTGCTCGTCGACGAGGATCGTCCCGTTCTGGAAGTCGACCTTCGTCCAGCGGAGCGCGTCCAGCTCGCCGGGGCGCATCGCCTCGTGCACGGCGACGTCGAGGTAGCCGGCGAACGAGGGAGGCGCCAGCTCGTCGCCGAGCTGGATGAGGCGGATGATGTCGGCCTGCCCCGGCGGCATCGTCTTGTTGCGACGCTTGGCCGCAGCGGCCCTCCTGCGCGCGAGGCCGAGGTTGTCGAACGGGTTGACGGTGATGATGCGGCCGGCCTCGGCGGTCTTGGCGTCGTTGAAGAAGAGCCGGAGCTTGTCGATCGTGCCGAGGTTGCGGCCGCCCTTGATCCACTCGGCGACCTGCTCGTCCCCGACGGCGCGCATGGGCAGGCCGCCGTACTCGGCGACGAACCGCACTGTGCGCTCGCGGTTGTGGATGTTGGTGCTCTCGGCCGGGCGGAGGTAGAGCGGGCTGGTCGTCCACTCGTTCCAGAACTCGAGGACGGTGAGACCGGCGCGCGCGTTCTCGGCGAGCAGCGTGGCCGCCTCGACCTCGGCCTCGAGCGCGGCCTCACGGGTCGGGTAGGTGGCTGGCCCGCCGATCACTGCCTGCGGGTTGAGGTGCTTGCGCGTGCGCGGGTGGCGGATGCGGGGACGCCACTGGCCTGACGGAAGCTGGCTCGGCATCGAAGCTATCTCCTTCGGTTGTCGGTCCCGGACGGCGTGGCTTCGCCGTCCCGGGGTTCGCGCATCGTAGAGCGCTCGCGCGCCCATGTCATCGCCTGCGAGGGGAGGAAGCGGCGGGTGCGGCTCATCCCCCACGTCTCCGACGGCATCCCGGCGGCGATGAACCGCTTGATCGTCGACGTCGACACGCCCATGATCTCGGCGAGCTCCTCGCGGTCGACGTACCGCTCCGGCGGCTCGATCGTGCGCATGGGGCTCATGCGGCTCCGGTCGCGAGGTGGCTCTCGACGTAGACGCGGACGGCGCGTCTGACCTCGGCTCCGAGCGTCCGGTCGTGCGCCGCTGCGAGCTTCAGGATCGCGTCGCGGAGGCTCGGCTCCAGCTTGGTCGAGACCGTGACGAGCCGCTGCGCGAACTCGGGTTCGCTTGACGAATCGGCTGGCATCGCTGATCCTCCGAATCCCCCTCGCACGGTAAATCTGTGCGGCACGGAGTCTCCACAGAGAAGGCACGGAAATCAACCCGCACAGGAAAACCTCGGCGCGGAAATCCCGCTCTTTGCGTACGTTCCTGCTCATGGCCGGGCTGGACAGGGACGCGATCAAGCTGCGGCTCGCCCAGGCCCGGTTGGAGGCGGGCCTGACCCAGGAGGAACTCGGCGACCTGATGGAGCCCTCCGTGCACCGGCGGACGGTTCAGGATTGGGAGAGCCTCAGGATCGCGACGATCCCCGTTCCGGCAGATGGCGAACATTGCGCGTGCCACCCACCGATCCGTGGAGTGGCTACTGCATGGGGTCAACGAGCCCGCCGCGTCTACGGCACCACTTGCAGAGCAGGGCGAGCTGCTCGAGGGGATTCACGCGCTGATCGAGCGGATAGATCGCTTCGAAGCTCAGCAACAGCAGCTCTCAGACGAGCTTGCTGCGCTTCGAGCCGATCTAGACGAGAGCATTCGGCGTCGAGCGTCTGGCGAGCAAGCCTGAGCGGCGAGTGACGCCGCTCGACCACGACCCGGTTGCAGTGGTCACAGAGCTCCCACTCGACTTCCTCGCGGGGCGCCCACGGGTGGTTGGCCTTCACGATCCGGGTGGATTCCTGCCAGGGGCAGGCGCAGTCGAGGCCCAGCTGGCGGGCCGCCGTCGCTCGAAGCTCGGCGGCGTCTCCCGGCTGCGGTATCGCCATCCGCTCTCCCCTCCTCCTGCCGCAGACGACTCGCTCATTCCGCCGGCTTCCCCGAGTTGCAAGGCTTATCGCATTCACGCGACGACTGCAACGGAGTCAGTAACAATTCACCGTCACCGACCCCCTGCTGCCGCGCACAAGGCTGAGGAGGAGGGAGTGAGCCTCAACCAGTACGTTGCGACCACGCTCGCGGGCGCGGTCGGCTGGCAGCGACGCCGAGAGCTCGTCTAGGAGGGCGGGGCGCGGTAGTGGGCTGGGCTGGTTTGACAGTACGCTGAACTGATACTTGACGCGCGCTATAACAGGTGCTAGCGTTCGCGCACTGACTAGCGGTGGCGGCCTACCCCACTGGAAGGAGACAGCCGCCACCGCACCAAGGAGGGTAGCCTCATGGCCCCAGCACGTGACAGCGTCAAGCACGACGCCATCACCCGTGTGCTCGTCGGGATCCTCGACGAGTACGACCTCGACTACACCGAGGATCCCCAGTACGTCCTCGCGAACCTGCGCCGCAGCCAGGTCCGTGACGCCCGGAACGTTGCACCGGCCGAGACAGTTCAGTGGCTCCGCGCGAAGCTGCAGGCTGGCGACCCGCTCCCGGCGATCGTCTCGACCGCCGACGGCGAGATCGTGGACGGGAACACCCGCGCCGCCGCCTACCAGAAGGAGAAGCGGCAGAACGGGTACGTGATCACGACCCGCAAGACGGCCGAGCAGATCGGGCCGGCGCTGATGAAGATCCTCGGCCAGCGGATGAACGACCACGGCAAGCGGCTCTCGCGGGCCGAGACCGAGGCGAGCATCCGCGTCCTCATCACCGAGGGTGCGACGACGGAGCGGATCATGCAGCACCTCTCCGTTCCGCAGTCCCGCGTGCACGAGCTCCGCGCGATCATGAAGGCCGAGTCGAAGATGGCCGAGCTCGGCCTCGGCAGGAACGGGTTCAAGACCGCGCACATGAAGGCGCTCGGCCGGATCGACCTGCTGGCGAAGCCGTTCGCCGAGCTCGTGAAGCTCAGCCACGACGCCGGGCTCAGCTCGGGTGACCTCACGAACCTGGCCAAGCGGGTGAAGGCGGAGAACTCCGAGGAGGCGCAGCTCCAGGCGCTCGCCAGCGAGCGGAACGCGCTCTCCGACCAGATCCGGCAGCACAAGCTGATGGGGAACGGGAAGCCGCCGGCCGCCCGCCGCGCGAAGCAGTCGCTCAGCCAGTTCCTGTCCGTCACCACCGCTCCCGAGACGGTCGTCGAGCGGGCTCCGGAGCGGATGGAGGAGCAGCTCAGCGTGCTGCGCCAGTCCAGGCAGCGGCTCGAGGCGCTGATCGAGGCTCAGGAGGCCGCCGCCGCCGAGGCCGGCGTGACGCTCCTGTGAGCCGCGACCTTCTCGCTCAGTCGCTCAGGGACTTCTCGAGCGACGCCTGGTGGGCGATCTGCGACTCGTTCGTGGATGGGGACGCTTCGGCGTCCCCATCCGAGCTCGCAGCCCGCGTCCGCCAGCGGGTCCGTAAGGGCGACCTGCTCCGCGCCTCCGCCAGCTACGGCGACGACCGGGGCGAGGACGAGGGAGCCCGCCTGCTCACCGAGAAGATCCTGCGGGCGCTCGCCGACCAGCACGTCATCGAGCCGGACGGCGACAACTGGCGGGTCACCCGCGCCTACCTCGAGCTCCACGACCTCGCCGGTGGCGGCATCCGGTTCGCCTACAACATCGACGGGAGCTGGACGACCTACGACGCGCTCCCGCGCGAAGCCCGCGAGGCTCGCCGGCAGGCGGACACCGACCGGCTGAATATGTCCGCTGCGATCGCGAACGCCGCCAACTACCGGCGGCCGGTCCAGACCGGCGAGGAGCGCCCCCCCAGGTATGCGACCGCCCGGCAGGCCGCCTACGACCTGTACACATCGCTGCGCGAGTACGGATACCTCGACGCGTTCCCCGTCACTCTCGACCGGGACGGCCGAGTCGTGTCCGGCAACCACCGGATGCGGTTCGCGGAGCTCGCCCGCGCCGATCTCGCAGCCGAGCTCGCCGACGTGCAGACGAACGGGAGCGACCCGATCGTGGTCGCCGATCTCGAGCGGCGGATCGCCAGCCTCGACCGGGACCGGATCCTCAGCCGCGCGGTCGTCGTGACCAACGACGCCGACGAGATCCGGGTCACGACCGCGAGCGAGGTTCAGATCCCCTGGACAGCTCACGAACGCCAGCAGCTCGCCAAGCGGCTCCTCATCGAGGACGGCCTGTCCGTCGCCGAGGTCGCCGAGCGGCTCCGGGTGAGCGAGCAGACAGTCCGCGAGTGGACGCTGGAGGAACGCGTCGACGTCAAGCTGATCCAGCAGGCCGAAGCCAGGCGACTCCTCGACGCCGGCTGGTCACAACGGCGGGTAGCAAAGCACCTCGGAGTGACCGAAGGGGCGGTCCGGCATTGGGTGCGTAATTCTGCGGGTACCCGCGAAATTACGCAGATAACGGAGGAGCATCATTCCACGCCGGATTCCGTCGAGGATTCCACGGTGGAAATGACACCGTCGGCGGTGAAGCAGCGGGTCGCGGAGCGGAACAGGCAGGCCCAGGAGGTCGACCCGGACACGGGGCTCCACTACCGCGCCGGCGGGATGCGACCCTCCCGCACCCAGGCGAGCACCCGAGACGAGGAGCTCCTGCTCGAGTACGTCGCCCAGCTCGAGCAGGAGAACACGGTGCTCCGAGCTCGGGTCTCCCAGCTCGAGCGAGAGAACGCCGAGCTCAGACGGTGACAACGGGTCTGACTGATCAGGTGGCAGATCTCGAGGCTCGCGTCGAAGCGCTCGAGGAGCGGCTGGCGCGACAGGAGGCGGCAGCGGCCGAGGCGATCGCGGCGCTCGCCGCGGCGGCGGCGAGCCTCGAGGAGGCCGAGGACGCGCTCGCGGTCGTGCACCGCGCGCTGCTCACGTTGTACGCGGCGAAGAGCCCGTCCCTCTTCTAGAGCAGCTCGACTGACCCCTACCGGTCGAGCTCTCGGCGACGAGCTCCGCGACGCTCCCTGACGATCAGCACGAGGCCGGCCGCGGCGACCGCGTAGCTGGCGAGCGTCAGGGCCCGGTAGCCGGTCGACGCGTCCACCTCGAGCTCGAGCACGACGTTCGTTGCGACCGAGAGCAGGATGCCGGCGCCGATCAGCAGGTAGCCGGGCCGCGCCGCCGGCTCGAACCGCGTCGTGAACCAGGCGGTGTAGAGGAACGAGCCGAGCAGGAACCCGCCCACGCTCAACTCGACCCACGCCATCTAGCCAGCCTCGGTCGCCTTCTGCGTGAACAGCCAGCCGCACACGACGGTGAGCAGCGGCGTCGTGACCCGGAGCACCGTGAGCCCGTCGTACACGGCCACGATGACGCCGACGAGCCAGGCGGCGAGCACCGCGAGCGCGACGACGAGCTGCAGCCGCTCGCGCGTCAAGGAACGAGCGCCGGCCGCACCACGACGAGCAGGTCGCCGCGGTAGTAGAGCGCCACGCTGTAGGGGGCGGCCTCGGAGCCGTGCGAGCACCAGACGCTGGAGGCGGCGTCACCACCGACGTAGCAGGTGCAGACGTGCTCGGTGCTCGAGGTCGAGGCGCCGTAGATGGCGAGGTCGCCGACCTTGTACGGGGAGCCCGCCTTCGGGTTGTCGATCAGCGTGCCGGTGTAGCCGTAGCCGTTGTAGCCGGAGCCGTTGGGGTCGGGGACGGCGATCCCGGTCTGCTGGCGCGCCCAGTAGTACGCCTCGGTCGCGTGCTCCGAACAGTCGGAGTGGTGCGTGCTTGAGGGCGGGGTGCCGAGGTACTCCATCGGCCGCTGCTGCACGTAGTGCCAGGCGGGCTCGGCGCCGATCGAGTCGCGGCAGAACCGGGCGATGGCGTCGCGGACCCGGTCGGCGGCGTCCGGAGGCGGCTGCGACTGTTCCTGCACGTACTCCTCGAGCAGGTTGACGGCGGCGGCGTCGAGCAGCGGCTCGCCGGCGTGCGGGAACACGTCTGGGACGAGCGCCGAGCGGATCGCGTTGGCGGTCGCCTTGCCGATGTAGCCGGTCGGCTGAATACGCATCTGGCGCTGGAAGCCGGCGATGCCGGTCTCGCCGACGTTGCCGCTCTTGCCGTGCGCGAACGCGTTGCTGTAGGCGTCGTCGAACCCGGATGCTGGTCCTTGCCAGCGGCCGCCGCGCCACACGGCGCGTTTCCAGGCAATGACGTCCTTGCCGTCCTTCGACGGCGTGTAGGCGGGCGCGGCGTCAGGCGGGTACAGCGGGCGCGGCAGGTCCGGGCCTTGCATGGGCCCGCCGCGGTAGGGCTTCTCCCACCACTCGGACACGCGCTGGTCTAGCTGCCGGGCTCGAGCTCTTCGTCGCGCGCCTCGTCGGGCTCGTCGACGGCGGAGTCGCGGTCGCCCTCCTCGTCGTGCTCGCGCTTGAGCTCTTCGCGTTCGCGCGCCTCGCGCTCGGCGTCGGGGTCGTGCTGCGTCTCTTCGTGCATGGAGGCCTCCTCGCTCATGGCGGTTAACGGGCCCGGGGAGGCCTCTATCCCGGGCACCGCCCGCGAGTCTAGATGCTCACCCGGCTGCTGGCCGGTGGCGAGCGCCCGCAGCTTCGCGAGCCAGTCGAGGACGCGGGCGAGCATGCGCTCGGCGACGGCGCTCACGAGAGCTTCCCTGCGAGCCGCTTCGCGGTCTCGGCGAGCACGTGCGCGTCGCCGAGCATCTTCTCGCGCAACTCCCGCCGCGTAGGCGCCGGCGGCGGCGGCTCGGCACGGCCGATCACCTCGCCGCCCCAGCACGTCCAGTCGGCCGGGCTCATCGTCTCGGCCGCCCACACGCAGCAGGCGTCGACGCCGTACACGTCGCGGTAGCTCGCGAGCGGGTAGCCGTAGTAGGCGCCCGGCGTGCAGACCACGTACTCGTAGCCGCGCCGGTCGGCCTCGCCGCACATGACGTCAGGGGTCGCGCCGGGGTTCTCCTGCACGTAGCTTTCGGGCAGGCACGACGCGCCGAGCTCCAACAGAGCGGGGTCGAGTGTTGGATCGACGCGCGACGGGCCAAGGTCAGTTACAAGCGCGAGCGTGATCGACGGGGCGGCGGCCCGGCAGCCGCGCAGCGCGGCAAGCGCTTTTTGGCCGCGGTCGCGCGCGACCTCGTCGCTGTCGCCGGCCTGCTCGGCCTGGCAGATGTAGAACGACGGCCCGAAGCTGGCGGCGATCGCGCCGTGGTCTGCCTCCGGCCAGGCGTCCCAGAGGCCCCACATCATTCCCTGTGCGTCGCACGCGGTCTTGAAGTCGAGGCCTCGCTCGCGGCCGTACTGGACGGGCAGCCACCCGTAGCCCGACTCGAGCGCCTGGCGGACGAGCGCGTCGGGCTCGCGGTGGCCGATCTCGTAGTCGCCGGTGTCGGCGCCCCAGGTTACGAATAGTCCGCGTCGGAGAAAGGGCTCGCCTCCGCTGCCACCGCCTCTCCGCCCGCGTCGTGATCCTGCTGCAGGATTAGCAGCGTCCTCTCGAGCTTGTCGATGCCCTTGTAGGTGGAGACGTCGCCGTCGACGCGGTTCGGGTTCGTCCACTGTGGCCAGAGGCCGCGCCAGTTGTTGCACATCGCGGTGATGCCGTGCTGCGAGCCAATCGTGTCCACCGACGGCCCTCCTCTCAGTTGATCCGGTAGGGGGTGACCCGTAGCCACCTGTTGCCGAAGCTGCCGGTGCCGCCGCCGACCCGGTACTTGAGCGTTACGGCGTCGTTGGTGGCCAGCGTCTTCCTGTACTGACGGCTGGCGCTGGTGGGGGTTTGCCCCTGCCCGATGATGCCGTCGGCATCGAGCGCCCCTGCGGCCCCGAACTGGGGCGCCATGATGTTCCCGACCCCGGTATTCGCGTTGTACGAGTAGACGCCGAACGCGATTTCGTAGTCGCCCCCACGCGGAACCGTGACGGTCGGGCCGACGGTGCCGCTGGGGAGGTCAGCGAAAGAGGTGAGAGTGGTGTTCTGGAGCGTGGCCACCTCGCTGCCCAGCGCTGCCCCACCGATGAATTCCCATTTCCACGGTGACGCCGACGCGGCCCGGTGGACGAGATGCCATTCAAGTCCCAGGGTGGCGTCCACGATGAGCCGGACGCGCATAGAGTCGTACTGGTTGCCTGTCCACGGTGGGCCTCCGAACTGAGCGACGGTGATGGCGGGGGCGCCGTGTTCGACCAGCACCCAGTTGGTGCCGTCGCTGCGCCAGGCGCCCAGCGTGTCGGTGGCGAAGTAGACGACACCGACGGCGACGGTGTTGGCGGCGGGACGGGCGGCGTAGGTGCCGGCGTAGGACGGGACGACCGTGAACGTCTTGAGCTTGTTCTCGACGTCGAGCGCGAGCTCGTGAATGTCGGTCGGGACGTCGTCGACGTCGTCGGGCTCGGGGTACCGAAACGCATAGGTCGGGGTCGTGCCCACTCTGAGCCTCCTCAGTTGATCCGGGCGGGAGTGACACGCAGCCATCGCATTTGCGCGTGCCCGTCGATTCCGGTCGGCAGTTCGACAATGTTGGTCTTGAGGTTGAGTCCGGTGCCGGCGGCGATGCTTGCGACCCTGTCGGCGGCGGTGGCGGCCGTCCACATGTCGGTCGTTCCCGTTGAGATGGCGATCCGCTGCCAGACGGTCGGGGTGACGCCGACGGCCGCGACGCCGAGCCCGAAGCTGATCCGGCCGCCGCTGCCGCCCCCGACGTGCGCGTAGAACGTGCACCCGCCCTCGAGGTCGTAGTCGCCGCCGCGGGCGACGGTGATCCGCGGCCCGTCGAGGTCGTTCCACGACCCGGCCGCGATTGTCGCGTCGGCGGTGAGGAACGCGTAGAGGGGCGGCCCGCCGACGTACTCCCACTTATACGCGCTCGCCGAACCGGCGTTGTAGCGGAGCATCCACGTCACGCCGGCCGCGGCCGGGTAGAGCCAGTAGTCGCCGTCAGTCGGTGACACGGGCGGCGTCGCCGACGGCGTGAACTTCGTCCCGGCGCTCGCGGCGGCGGCCCGCACCGATCCGACCGCGACGGTGTAGCCGGCGCCGGTGATGATCGCGCACGGCTCACCCGGGATCGGGGCGACATACGACGTGAGCCGCGGCACGGTGACGTTCGACCCGCCGATGTTCACGACCACGTGCACGTTGTCGGGGGCGGACACGACGGTGCCGAGCAGCATCCGCGCCGTGTCGGGCGGAATCCCGAGCGACTGTCGGAGCACGTTCGGGAGCGTCCGGACCGGGGTGACAGGACGGATCGGCTCTGTCATGGCCGCACCGTCGCCGCCTGGAGCTCGCGCCAGGCGGCGGCGCCGCCGAACACCCTGAACGCGCGGCGAGAGCTGCGCCGGCGGGTGAGCGTGTCGGGGTGATAGTGGCCGGTCACGGTGAGCTCCATCGCGCTCGTGGTGTCGAGCGCGAGCTGCACTGCGTTGATCCTCAGCGGCTCTTCGCGGCCGTCGGGGTAGCTGGCGAGGATGACGTCGTCGGGCTCGAGCGCCGGGTTCGGGACGCCGCGCAACGTCACGGTGCGCGCAAGCCCGAGCCGCAGGTTCAAGAGGCTGGCGGCGGTCGAGTCGGCCTGCGCCTGCGACTGCACCGCGTTAAGCGAGACGATCATGGCGACCTTGCCGAACGGGCCGCCCCACATGGTCGGCGAGCTCGGGTCGGCGTCGACGGCGAGACTGTAGATCGGCGCGCTATCGGCGGCCGCCTGCCCGCGCACCGCTATCCCGTTCCGGACCGCGGAGCGGTCGAGGTTCTCTTGCACGTCGACGAGCGTGCCGCCCTCGCCGGCGTCGAATTCCCACACGGGCTCGACGGTGTCCGCGTCGGGCGGGTTCGGCGCGAGCACGAAATCGCCGAGCGCGTCGAACGAGGCGGTCGCGCCGACGCTCGAGGCGAGGTCGGACACGGCCTGCCCGCGGTCCTGATCGAACACGGTGTCGACGAGCGGCGTCTCGGCCGCCGGGTTCGTGAGCACGTGATACTCGATATCGGGGCCGAACACGTCCTCGATCGTCTCGACGATCGCCGTCGACGGCGGGATACCGTTCGGCGCCCACGGGGTCGGGAACGGCTCATCCTGAACCTGCGCCATCCGGTCGGCGAGGTCGAGCGTGGCGGTCGCCTGAGTCTGCGACCACGACACGTTATTGACGCGGAGCGTGGCGATCACGGGCCGCTCGAGCACGCCGTCCGCGTACAGGATGCCGCGGGCGAGCTGCACGTAGCCGCCGAACGGGAGCGCCCTGACGAACTCGAGGTTCGTGTCGAGGTCGAACCCGACGGTGAGCGACCCTTGCCGGCGCACGCGGGCGTCGCGGTCGAGGCGTAGCTGCCCGCCGATCACCTCGGCGACGACGGCGGGCCCGGTGGGCGGCATGATCGTCGCGGCGATCGAGACGCGGTGCGACTCGGCGACGGCGGCGAGGAAGCGCGGGGTTACGTCGAGCATCGTGTTAGACGTCGTCGGGGAGCCACGGCGGGATCGGGTCGATGCGGTCGGCCGGGAACGTGTAGGCGAGCTCCTGGTAGCTCTTGCCGGTGGCGGTGGCGTCCCTGTATTTCGGCCAGGTGGCGAGCCGCTCCGAGTAGGTGAGCGGCGGCTCGGGCACGAACACGGTCGGGTCGGGGCGGGCGACCTGCACGACGTCGGCGACGAACCGGCGGTCGTCGTGCAAGGCGAGCCGGGAGAGCCGCTGCTCGCGCAGCCCTGTGACGCCGAGGTACATGTTGCCGACGCCCTCGGCGGGCGGGGTGCGGAGGAGGAACGCGACGCCGCCGCCGAGGATCGTGCGGGCCCGGTCGCGCTCCGACCGGGTCGCGGTGACGATGCTCAACGCGCCCGACGGCGTCCACAACGGCGCCTGCGTGAGGATCGGGTCTCTGCGGTCGAGCACGCGGTGCACGCCGGTCGGCCCGTCGAACTGCAGCTCGGGCAGCGCCTCGACCGTGATCGGGAACGTGTTCGTGGGACGTGCGAGGTCGACGAGCCAGTCGCGCGTATCGGTGAGCGTGAGCGGCGCCGTCGACCCGACCGCCGACACGGGCAGCGGCGCGAGCGTCTGCGCGTAATAGACGAGCGCAACACCGAGCGGCGCCTCCCAGTCGAACAGCAGCACCGTCGTCTGCGAGCCCGACAGCGCCCCGGCCTCCCATCCGCGCACATAGGCGGCGTGCCCGGTCGCGGTCGACACGCGCCACACGGCGAGCGAGGTCGTGCCGGCCGGGACGGTGACGGTGAGCCTGACGCCCATCCGGCCGGGGTCGACCGTCGCGGTGATCGTCGGGGCGACGAGCGGGTCGACGGCGGGGTCGCTCATCGGGCGCCTGCGAGCACGATCCGGGCGGTGGCGTCGTCGATGTAGCCGACCTCGGTGCGGACGATCCCGCGTAGTTCCTCGTCGCCGATGTAGACGCGGACGACGGTCGCGGCCGGCTGCGTGTCGGCCGGGCCGGCGGCGATGCTCGAGAGCGTCCGGGTGAACGCGTCGAACGGTGAGCGTGTCCCGTACAGGGTGCCGCCGGCGGGCGCGCTGCCGAGCGGCGCGGCCGCGCGAAGCCCCGCCGACGCCGATGCCGGCGGCGCCGGGCCGGGCACGCTCTTGCCTCCCGCCTTCCCGGCCGCCCCCGAGACGACGTCGACCCCTGATTTCATGGCCTTCTTCACAGCGTCGGCGAGGTCCTTGGCGGCGTCCACGACACCCGCCGTCGCCTTCCGAATCCCCTTCTCGAAGCTCGTGCCGAGGAGCTCGCCCATGCTCGACATGTCGATGCCGAACTGCTTCGCGAACGCGTTGATCCGCTTGCGCGACCCCTCGGCGGTCGCCTCCGCGCTCCCCAGGTAGGTCTGCAGCCGCTTGAGCGCGTCGTCGAACTGCTGCTGCCGGACGAACTGCCGGCCCTCCTGCGCCTGCTTCTCCTGGTCGGCCTGCTTTTGCAGCGCGGCGACCTGAATGGCGTATTGCGCATCAGCGAACGCCTGGTCGGCGGCGAGCCGCTCCTGATCGTTCGTCGCGGCCGCCTGCTGCTGTTTCGCGTCGGCGAGCGCCTGCTGCCGGGCGGCCTCGTCGTGCGCGGCGGTGACCGCGGCGAGCCGCTTCTCGGCCGGTGTCTGCTCGGCCGACTGTTTGGCGCCGAACGCCTGCTCGAGATAGCTCGAGAGCTTGTCGGTCGCCGCCTTGAGCGGCCCCTCGGCCGCCTCGACGCTTTTCGCGGCCATTTCGTAGGCGGCCTTGGTCGCTTTCGGCGTCGACTCTTTGATGCCCTGCGCGAACCCCTCTGCAGTGTCGACGCCGAGCTCGTAAGTCACCTTCGACGGCGAGCCCGGAATGATCGCGTCCTTGACAGCGCCGATCGCGCTCCCGGCCATGTGTTTCGCGGCCGACACGACCGAGCCGACCGCACTGGCGATACCGGACGCGAACCCCTCCGCCACTTGCACGCCGGCCTGGACAAGCCACGAGGCGGCCCCGGAGAACGCGCCCACGACGGCGCCCTTGACGGCGTTCGCGCCTGCCGTGACGGCGCCGACCGCGCCGCTGATCCCCTGCACGAACCCTTGCACGAGCGCCCGCCCGAAGTTCACGACCCAGGTGGCGGCGCTCGAGAACGCGTTCATCACGGCGCTCTTGACGGCGCCGACCGCGCTCGTGACGGCGCCCACTGCGCCGCGGATCGCGTTCGAGAACCCCTGCACGAGCCGGCTGCCGGCGCTCGAAACCGTCGAGACGATCGTGTTGAACACGCTCGTTACGGTCGAGCTGACGGTTTGCAGCGCGCCGCGCACGGCGCTCGAGAGCGCGTTGAACGCGCCTTTGACGAGCCCGGTGATCGCGTCGACGCCGGCCATCACCCCGTTCTTGATCGCGTCGCCGACCGCGTGGGCGCCCGCGCCGAGCAGCCCCTTGTAAATGTCGAGGATCGATTTCGCGAACTCGAGTTGCGCCTTGACGATGTCGACGAACCCGGTCACGACCTTCTTCGCGCCGTCCCACGCCATCGACCAGTCGCCGGTGAGGATGCCGCGGACGATCTTCACTACGCCCTCGACGACCTCGAGGACGCCCTTGAACGTGTCGACGATCCGCCGGACGTGCGCGACCGCCGCGTCCGCGAACGCCTGCCATACCGGGGTGAGCGCTTTCGCGATCGCGACGAGGTCGTCGAACATGGGGCCGAGGTCCTTGATCGCCGGGCCGAGCTCCTGGGTGAGCCGCTGAATGAGCGGCCCGGCGTTCTCGTTGACGTACTTCATGCCGTCGCCGACCGCGGTGAACAGCGCCTCGGCGGCCGGCGCGACCGCGACCGCCACCTTGTTCTGGAAGATCTGCCACTGCTCCGAGAAGTCGGAGGTGTCCTTCCCGGCCTGCAGCACCGTCTCGCGGCCGCCCTTGATCGTCTTGACGAGATCATCGATCGAGAACCGGCCCTCGCGGATCGCGGCCGCCATGTCCGGGCCGGCGCGAGCCCCGAACAGCTCGATCGCCTTCTTGTTCGCCTCGGCCTGCGAGCCCGTGTCGTGGATCGCGGTGAGCGTCTCCCGGAGCGCCTTCACCGGTTCCTTGCCTTCCTTGGCGAACTTGCCGAGCGCGATCCGCATCGACCCCATCACGAGCTCGGTGTTCACGCCCTCCTTCTCGAACTTGCCGAGCAAAGCGGCCTGCTCCTCGAACGAGAACCCGAGCTGCCGCATGGGGCCGCCGAACTTCGTGAGCAGGTCGGCGAGCCGGGTGACCGGCACCTGCGTCGCCTGCGAGGCACGCCACAGCTCGTCGATCCCCTTCGACGCGTCGGCGCCCTTCAGTCCGGCGTCGCCGAGCATCCTGGTCACGCTGTTGAGCGCCGTCGGCAGGTCGCTCCCGGACAGCCTGGCCAGCTCGAGCATCTGGTCGGAGAGCGTCCGGAGCGGCTTGCCGGTGACACCGAGCCGAGTCGAGAGCGTCGCCACCGCCTTGCCCGCGTCCTCGAACGAGGTCGGCACGTCGGTGCCCACCTTCTTCGCGGTCTCGACCAGCACGTCGAGCTGCTTGCCGGTCTTGCCGGTCGACACGCGGATCGTGTCCGCCATGTCGTCGAACTGAGCCCCGATCTTGTACAGGTACTTGCCGGCCACCACGGCGCCGGCGATCGCGGCTCCGAACCCGCTGGCGGCGGCGATGCCCCACTTGCCGCCGAACTTCCCGAACGCCCCCTCGACCTTCCCGGACATGCCGCCGAGCTGACCCTGAATCTGCTTGGGGTCGAACGCGACGTCGACGAACGCGGTGCCGATCGAGTCAGCCACGCGGCCCCCACTCGGCCGCGAACTGCGACGCGGTCAGGACCGGTGGCCGCGGGAACCCGTCCCGGTCGGGCCGGATGACCGGCTGCCACACGGGCAGCCGCTTCGCCCCGTGCGCCTGCAACCACGCTAGCCAGAACGCGTTGAGCGTGTCGACGAGCAGCGCGGCGAGCTCGTCCTGCACGAGCCAGTTCCCGGACCAGCGCGGCGCGGCGCGGCGCTCGAGCGCTTCGAACATGTCAGGGTCGAGGTCGAGCAGCGCGGCCGGGTCGATCCCGCAGGCGACGCTCACACGGGCGACCCTGTCTCGGAGCTGATCGGCCACCCGTCCACCGGCTCGAGCACCTCCGTTACGGGCAGCGTCGCCGGCGGCCCGGTAGGGGGGCCGTCGAGCTCGGCCCGCATGGCAGCGACGACGTCGTCCTCGCCGGTGAGCTCGTCGAGCGTCTCGACCCACTGGTCGAGCGGCTGCTCGACGCGGAGCGCCCGGTGCGCGAGCCACGCGAGCTCGCGGATGGCGTGCGGCTCGCTCGGGGCGAGCTTGTCGAACTTGTCGGCGAACGCGATCAGGTCGGCCGGCCGGCCGACGCTCACGACCTCCTTGCGCCCGTCCACGTAGACGAGCGCGATATCGATCCTGGGCATGTCACGCCGCCACCGGTGCAGCCTGTGCGGCCTGGATCGCCGCGATCACGGCGTCCTTGTTCGGCAGGCTCGCCGGGTCCGGGATGCCGGCGGCCGTGGCCTCGGCGTTGAGCTCGTCGCGGGTCATCCCCTCGAGCCTGGCCTGCTCGGCCATGAGGCCGGCCACCGCGCCGAACCCCGGATGGTCGGAGATGATCTGCCACTTCACCGATGCGGCGAGCACGTTGAACGTGAGTGGCAGCCGCACCGCGTCGGAGCGGACGAGCGCGAACGCGACGTCGTCGGAGATCTGCACGCGCGGGAACGCGAACCGGAAGTGGTAGGTGCCGTCGACGGCGTCGATGCAGAGAGCGCGCACGTCGCTGGCGCCGGCGTCCGGGGGCGTGTACGTGTACGGCGACGCGGTGCCGGTGAAGGTGCCGCCGCGGAACGCGAGCTGCACGGTCGTGCGGTCGAACTGCTCGAGCTCGAACTCGATCGTGATCGGCTCGTTGGTGACGAGCACCCGGACGGGCGTGGACACCTGCCACGCGTTCACTTCCTCCTGGTCGCGGGAGAACGTGAACTGGACGCCGTCCTCGGAGATGTAGCCGACGTCGACCCATCCGGACGGGAGCGGCGTCACGAGGTCGGCGGGGAGCGTGGTGCCGTCGGGCGCGACGTAGACGGCGCCGGTGCCGGCGACGACAACGTCCTGCGCGTTCATTCCAGCCATGCGGGGACCCTTCCTTTCTAGGCTGCGCCGGCGAGGACCACGCCGGCCGGTTTCACGGTCACGTCCACGTCCGAGATGTAGCGGGGCCGCGGCGGCCGCCACGTCTCGTCCGGTAGGTAGCGGAGCGGTCCGATCACGACGCCGCACACGTTGCCGCTCGCGTTCGGCTGCTCGCCTTGCCACACACTGAGCGCCGCCCGGCAGGTCGCGGCGAGCTCGTGCGCCTGCGCCTGCGGGCCGCCGTACGCGTCGAGCTGCAGCGTCGCGAGGTCGATGACGAGCGGCCGGGACAGCGGCGGCAGACCACCGATCCGCTGCACGAGCACGAACCCGGCCTGCTCCGGGAGCTGCTTCGGGAACGCCGTGTAGACGCGGTCGCCGACAATCGCCCGTACCTCCGGGACCGTCCGCAGGTAGGCGGACACGAGGCGCGAGACGTCGGGCAGCAAGATCAATGCGCCTCGTATCTGAGGCCGAGCGCGCTCACGCAGTTCTGCACGGGCCGGTAGGCGGGGTTGAACCGCGTCCCGTACTCCATCCAGTGCCAGAACGGCGACCCGACGAGCACGTGCATGCTCGTCTCGGCGTCGTCGATGGTCGGCTTGTAGGTGCGCTGCATCACGCCCCTGACGACCGGGACGAACGAGGGGAGGCTTTCGGCGATCGCCTCGGCAGCCGGCCGCAAGCCGGGCTGCCCGAGCTTCTGCACCGTCTCGACGGCATCGGGCGCCGGCACGAACACGGTCGGCATCAGGGGCTCGCCTGCCCGTAGTCGGTGAGACGCACGATCGCCTCCACCACCGCGACCCCGGTGAGCGGCGACCGGGCCTCGCGGGCGTCGCCCTCCAGCTCGAGCAGCTCGCCGGTACTCACGAGCCGAACGGCGTCCCATCCGCGGAGCGCCGTCCCGGCGGGCAGGAACACGCGGTAGGTGGTGATCTGGACGGCGCCGCCCTGCTCCTCGCGCGAGCCGGCCTGCTGCAGCTCGCACGCGAGCCCCGTCTCGACCGTCTCGACTGGCTGCTGCACGCCCTGCTCGTCCGGCTGCTCGCCGTAGACGCGACGCACGAGCTCGCACGGGATGGTGAGCAGGTGGTCGACGGTGACGCTCACGCCGGTACCGCCACGGGCACGTCGACGAGCAGCCACAGCGCGACGCGCTGCGCGACCAGCGGCTCGCCGACGTCGATCACGGCGAGCGGCAGCTCGAAGTAGTCGGTCTTGTCGACGGGCGCGCCCGTGGTCTTGTAGCGGGCGAACCGGGTCGAGTCGTCCAGGTCTTGCAGGTACAGTCGCGACCCGGCCGCGACGAGGCTGAGCACCGCGGTCGCGTCAGCCCCGTCCACGGTCGACGTTCGTGCCCACATGCGAGTGGCGAGCGGCGGTTCGGCGTCGAGCCGCAGCTGCGACCCCGTGGGCGGCTCGGTCGTCGAGGCCGAGAACTGGTACTGGAGCGACACGCTCGCGGGGCCGGGCGGCCCTTCCGGGCCCGGCGGCCCCTGCGGGCCGGGCGGACCGGTGGTCGCCTCGAGCGTCGCCTCGTCGTAGGCGGCGAGCAGGTTGTCGAGGTCGCGCTGCCACCAGTCGGCCGGCCACACCGCGAGCCCGCCGCGAAGGTCGACCTCGTACGCGGTCCAGTGCATCGGCGCCCACGGCATGAGCGTGTCGGCGAGCCCTGGGCCGAGCGTCGCGAGCACCTGGTCGAGGGTGAGCGGCGACGCTAGCCGGTAGCTGTAGCTGCCGAGAGTCTCGCTCGTGATCGCCCCAGCCTTCGTGAGCTGGGCGCCCGCGAACCTGCCCGCCAGGGCGAGCCCGACGGCGTGCACGGGCGGCGGCACCGGGTCGGTGAACACGGTCGGGTAGCAGTACGCCTCGACCGTGATCTGCACAAGCTGGGAGACCCGCTCGGCCTCTGCCGGTTCGAGGCCGAGCAGCGTCTCGAGCTCCTCGGGAGTGACGATCGTCGCCGACGCGACCCGTGACACGACCGGCGTCACCTCATGCGGTCCAGTCGGCGAGCTTGAACGGCGAAATCGCCGTCCCCTTGGCGTTGAGCGGCGTCCCGACCGCGACCCCGACCCGCATGTAGCACTTCATCCCGGTCAGGTTGTCCTGGAACATGTTCGCGATGATGGCGCCGGTGTTGTCCTGCAGGATCGCCTCGGTCGACACGTCGAACGTGATGTCCTCGCGAACACCGACGAGCAGGTACTCCCAGGCGCCGACCAGCGCGTCGCCCTTCGTCGAGTCCCAGGCGGAGGTGACCGCGACCGGCCACCCGTACAGGTTGAGCGGCGCCGCCTGATCGGGTGATGCCATGACGGCGCCCCAGGCGGCGCGCAGCGCGGCGTAGACGTTGGGGCCGCCGGCGATCCCGTCCACGATCGCGCCGGACGCCTCGACCGCGGCAGCGGCCTTGTCGATCGCCTCGGTGGCGGTGGCGCCGGTGAGCGCCGCGCCGGCGATCGCGGCCAGCCCGCCGGTCGGGAACGAGGCGGGAGCCCCAGTGCCGAACAGCACCGCGTCGTCGAGCGCCTTGGCGATCGCCGACGCCATCGCCGGCTTGACGTTGTCCCACAGCGGAGCGCCGGCGTCGTCGATGAACGCGGTCGGGACCGCGAGCACGCACGCGATCTCCTCGGCGGTGATGTTGAGCGCCGACCACTCGATCTTGGTGGCCGGCTTACGGCCCCCGTAGGCGGGGTTCACGAACCCGGCAACCGGCATGAACGAGACGACCGGGACCGACTCAAGCCCCGACGCCATCACCTGCCGGTTGCCGAGCCGCAACGTGATCGACTCCAGGAACGCGGCCTCGAGCACCGCCTGCGAGATGGTGCGAGGGACGAGACTTGCGTAGTTCGTAGCCACGACAGCGGACCTCCTCGGGATGCAGGGAAGGGGTCCGGCCCGAAACCCGTCGTGACCGGGTATGGGAGTGCGCGGGCGGCTCCCGGCCGCTCAAGGCGCCCTCAGCGGGAGAGTCTAACCCGGCCGGTCGGTCAGCGTTCGCCGCGCGCGCGAGCGCGGATCCACGCGTCGGGGTCGTCCTGGCTCATCGACGTCGACCGTCCCGAGCGCGGCCCCTGCGTGACCAGCGGCGGTGCGCCGTCGGTGCCGTTGCCGCCGGCGGCCAGGTACGGCTTCGCCTTGAGCAGCTCCGTGAACGCGTCCTCGAGCTTGTCCGGGTGCCCGACCAGCTCGTCGAGCGGGAGCAGCCGGACGGCGTCCTCGGGGTCGCGGAAGCGGCCGGCTGCCCGGGCGATCACGGTCGCCTCAAACAGGCGCCGCTCGTACTTCGCGGTCGTCTCGGTGACAGCCTGGTCAACCGCCTCGCGGACACGCTTGTCGCTGTCCGACTCCGACTGCACGCGCAGCTTCTCGAGCTCGGCGCGCAGCTCGTCGGCCTGCTGCTGAGCGGCGCGCGTCTCGCGACGCCGCGTCTGCGCCTCCCGCTTGAGCCGGAGCTCTCGCTCGGAGAGCTGGTCGTCGGGCGGATCGTTCGGGTCCGGCGGCGGCGGGTCCGGCGGTGTCGGGTCCGGTGCGGGCGGCGTCTCAGCCATCGGAGCCGAGCTCGATCGCGCCGGCGTACGGGCTCTCGCCGAGATGCTCAGGCGAGCCGGGCGCGGCGCCCTCGACGTCGGCCCCCTGCTCCGTCGGCTCGTCGGCGTACGGCCGCTCGCCGAGATGCTCGGGCGAGCCGGGCTCCGCGCCAGCGTCGGCCTCGACGGCCTGCGTCGCCTTGGCCTCTGCGGCTTTGCGTGTTCCTGCCATGCGGTTACTCCTCTCCTGCCAGGACCGGGCTCACCGAGCACCGGTCACGCTCGTGGAACGGCACTGTGTCGGCTGCCTTGTAGATGCGCTCGGCCCCGACGAGCTGGCACCAGTCGCAGCAGCCGGGGTCGAGCTCCTTGCGCCACCCGACGATCCTTTCGCCGGCGACGCGGGCGCCCTCCTCGAGGCCCGCGTGCTCGGCCACCTGGAGGTCGTTCGAGGCGAGTGCCTCGGCGTAGCTGCCGGCCGCCACGGCGGCCTCCTGGGCGGGCTGACCGTGGTCGATGAGCGACCACATGCGCAAGATCGGGGACCGGGTGACCGGCGAGTCGCCGGTCACGAGCACGCCGCGGAGCGCCCTGTCGACAGAGGCCGGCGTCCGCGGTGCCGCGACGGCGGCGAGGTAGGCGAGCGCCAGTTGCGCGGAGCGGTGCTGGCCGCCGGCCACGATCGGGACGGCCGCTGTGTTGTAGGTGTCCATCGCTGTCTGGTCGCGCGGGTCGGGGAGCGCTGCGATCACGGCCTTGAGGCGGGCGGCGGTCAGCTCGCCGAGCCAGCGCTGCGCGCGCCGGTGCGTCTGGTCAGCCTGGCGGGACATTCGCGAGCGCCGCGAGCTGCGCGGAGGCCTGCTCCAGCGTCCAGGCGTCGACCTGTTGCGGGGTGGCGCCGACGTACTGCCACAGGGCGCGTTGCGGCACTCCGATCGACTGCAGCTTGACGGCGGCGTCGGCGACCTGGGCCGGGTTGCGCATCTCGGCGTCCGCCCAGACGACCTCGAGCTGCGCTCCGTCGGCGCCGGCGAGCTCGAGTGCCAGGCGGAGTGCCCGCTCCCACGCCTCCCCGAACCTGCGCTGCCGCTCCCGCACCTTCGCGACCAGCCCCGACTCGGCCGCGATCAGCGACTCCGCCGAGGGCGGGTTCGCGAGCGAGCTCTGCACCAGATAGTGCGCCGGCACCCGCGAGATGGCGGCGAGCGCCGAGATCTCCGCATCGATCGCCGACAGATACGGGGCCAGGTCGCTGGCGTCGAAGGTGCCGAACCGGCCCTCCGCGCTCGTGTTGATCCACAGCTTGTCGACCGCCGCCTTGAACGGCTCCACCCGCTTCCCGGTCTCGGGGTCGACGGGCACCTCGAGCCCGGTCGCCCACTTCTGCTTGAACGACGCGAACTCGGAGGTCATCAGCTTGTCGAGCGTGAGCTTGTCGATGCGCCGCAGGATCGGGATGCAGTCCTCGAGCTCCGAGACGCCGCCGCCGAGCACGGTGGCGCGGTTCTCGAACGGGACGATCGTGACCTCGCCCAGCGGGTTGGTGACCGTGAACGGCTCCGACTCCTCCCAGGTGATCGTCTCGGGCCGCCACGCCGTGTCGAGCGGATGCGCGTCCGGGTCGACGCGCCGCCCCGAGGTGTCGGCGTACAGCCACCTGTAGGTCGCCTCGCGACGGTAGAGCTCGACCGACCAGGGGCCGTCCCAGTCGAGCGGGTACATCTTCAGTGCGGCGCCGACCTGGCGGCGGTTGCCGGGTGTCGGCTCGTGCGTCATCTCGAGGCCCGACTCGGCGGCGAGCCGCGGCGTCCCGTCCTCGACCGCGCACGACACGTATCCGACCCCGGTGATGAGCGCCTCGGTGTAGACGAGCCACTCGTCGGCGTCCATGCTCGACCCCTCGTACACCTGCCAGGCCGCCTGCTCCTCGCCGACCGCGTCGCCGACCGGCATGGTTCCGGACCGGAACCCCTGCACGTGCAGCCGCTCGGCGATCGTGTCGACCACGAGCCGCGCCCACGGGGTGCGGGCGATCCCGAGCAGCAGCCGGTACTGGTCGCGGTAGCGGCCCGCCACCGCGGGGTCCGGTTGCAGCCCGTGGTACCAGCCCCACAGGTCGAGCGAGTGCCGCCGTTGCACCGCGAGCCGGGCGAGCAGCCGGTCGCGCTGCCGCTCCAGCAGCGCGAGGTCGTCGGCGGCGGCCCCCGCGAGGGACGTGGCCTTGACGACTTCGAGCGCGCTCACCTGTGCGGGAGTGTAACGCCCGTTACGGTCGTGCCTAGGACGCGGTCAGGGAAGCGCCCACGGGAACGCGCGGATCGTGCAACCGCTGCCCGAGTCGTCCGGGCACGAGACGGTGACCTTGAACGTCTCCGTCCCGTCGGGACCGGTCGCGGCAACCGCGCAGAAGATGCGGCCGACGCCGCCCTTGGCGCAACCGACCGAGCGGACCCGGTAGCGGCGGTGCGTCTTGCGACGCTCAAGCGAAACGAACTCCTTGGCGACCGCCCGCTCGGTCACTGACCGGTCACGGAACCTGTAGGGGTCGGCGCTGGCGGTGCCGGCGCACGCGAGCGCCGCGAGGGCGCCTGCGGCGACGAGCGCGAGCCTACGCATCACGCCGCGAGTATGCCCTACCCGGGACGAACGAAGAGCAGGAGGGCGACGGCCCCGGAGCCGCCGCCCTCCTCGGCGGGACGAGCGCCGGGCTACCACGCTGGGCGCCCGCCGCCGCAGCCAGCGCCTCAGCGCTGGATGTTCGTGTTGCCGAACTCGTCGATCGTGATGACGAGGTGCTGCTCGCGCTTGCGGAAGATCGCGAGCCCGATCCAGACGAACACCCATAGCCCCAGCGTGATCAGGGTCAGCAGCAGGTGAAGGAGGTGGTTCGTCTTGGTGCCGTGCTCGACCATGACGGCCTGGAACTCGGACTGGCTCTCGACGCTCCAGCCCTGACGGACGTGGTTGGCGATCGCCTGCGCGAGCGCGTGCCGGCGGGTCTCGCCGGAGACGGTGAGCGTCTGCTCGGAGGTGGTGATGGTGTCGCTCATGGTGGTAGCCCTTTCGTGATGTGGTAGCCGATGCTGCCCCATCCATCGGCGCACGCGGGCGACGGCCGCATAGTCCATCTGCACCCATCGCTCAGAACGTGATCAGCGTCGCGGGCGGCTTCGCCGGCTGCCGCTCGAGCGCCCCCGAGGCGATCGCGTCGCCCCTGGCCTCCCACGACAAGACGGCGGCCATCGCTCCGTCGATCTTCCGCGGCGAGTCGGGCGTGTCCTTGGCCAGCACGTACAGCTGCCGGTGCTCGTCGTCGAACACGTTCACGGTGCGCCGCCGCGCCTGCTTCACGTGCCGGGCGAGCAGCTCGTCACCCGAATGTGAGACGTCGCCGCCGGCGAACGCCTCCGCGTAGGTGCGGACCGCCCAGGCGGTCGCCCGCGTCCTCGAGGTGTGCCAGGCGTAGACGCGCTGGTCGCCCCACCGGCCTCGCCAGCGGTCGACGAGCGGGTCGATCCACTGCGGGTCGACGTAGACGCGCCACACCTCGAACCGCTCGAACACGTCGACGAGCGCCGCGTCCGCCTCGTCGAGCGGGTGCTCGTAGTCGTGGGCCGCAGCAGGCGGCCGCTCCCAGATCCCGAGCGGCCACTGGTAGCCGGTCTCGACCTCGGTGGCGACCATGGCGAGCGCGTCCACGAACCGGGCGCCGTCGACACCGACCACGAGGAGCGCTCCCTCGTCGGGCTCGTGCTCGCGATCGGCGAGCTCGTCCCACCGGTCGCCGTCGAACCCGGCGTCGGCGGCCGCCCGCTTGCGGTTCAGGAAGTACCGCTCCGCCTGGGCGGGGTCGCGCTCGAGCAGCGCCACGATCTCGGTGTCGACCCGGTCGAGGTCGACCCACCACGAGTCGCCGTACACCTTGCGGAGCATCCGGCGGCGCTCCCGCTTGTTCCGGGCCGAGCCGGCGCCCGGGTCGACGTCGTCACGGTGCACGCCCGGCTCGCCCGCCTCGCTGGTCTGCTGCGCCACCGACTCCTCGGTCGGGTCCCACGCGTTCGTCGTCTCGAGCCAGCGGCCGCCGATCCCTGCCAGGTTCCGCCGTTGAGTGTCGGCGAGCGCGCGGCCGCCGTTGCGGCGCGTCCATGCCTCGGTCTGGTCCTGCACGGCGAACGTGAGCCGCTGCCCGAGCCGTGACTGCGCCGAGCTCGTGACCGGCTCGATGCGGCCGCCGCCCGGCAGGTTGATCCGCGTCTCACCCGTGTCCGTCAACACCGCCGACAGCGGGCCGAGCTCGATCATCGGCACCAGCGCCCGCCACACGTTGTCGGTCTGGTCCTCGCTGCCGGCCGTCACCTGAACCCACGGCGTCGACCACGGCCTGCCGACCGGCTCGCCCTTGGCGTCCCAGCCGGCGAACACGACCGGCCCCTCCGGGTCGACCTCCGCGCAGATCATCGCCGCCGCGAACGGCGCCTTCCCCCACTTCTGCGGCCGCACGAGCTGCGAGCCGCGCTCGAACACGAACCTGCCCGACTCGGGGTCGAGCCGGTAGTGCCACAGCAGGAATCGAATCATCTCGTTCGTGAGCAGGTACGGCTCGCCTGCGTGGTCGCCGTCCGGGACGACGCATCGCTCCTGCACGAGCTCCGCGACCGCGTAGCCCAGAGTCGGGAATTCGCCGACGTAGCTAGGGCCGCGCCACGGCACGGCGTTACGGCGCGTCGGCGTCGTAGCGGTCGAGCGCCGCGCGCATCCCGCGAGCGAAGTCGACCATGATCGGGTCGAGCTCGCCGGCGTCGGCGGCGGCCTCGAGCTCGGCGAGCGGCTCACGTATCCGGTCGACGAGCTCGTCGAACGTGAGCGCGTGCACCTCGAGCTCGTCCTCGCTCACGACGCGGTCGCTCGCGGGTCGACCGCGCGCAACCGACGCACGCTCGACGCCGCGCTCGAGCTCGCCGCCGCCGATGCCGCCGGCGCGTCCTGCCCCGCACCCTGCGCCAGCACCTGCCACTGCAACACCTGCCGGGCCCGCGGCGACAGGCCGAACCGATCCTCGAGCTGCCGGATCTCAGCGAGCCCCGACGAGTTGAGCTCACGCCTCGCGTTCAACTCGACGAGATCGGCGAGCCGGTGCAACGCGCCCAGGTCGGCCTCGATGTACGCGGCCGCCATCGGCGCCTGCCACACGCGCCGCCACCACGCACGCGTCGACGACGACCAGCCCGGCGACCGGGACGGCAGTGGCGGCACGCGGCCATGCCGCCGACTGCCGACCGGGAACGTGCGCCACTGAGTCTGCCCGAGGTTCCGGCGGCGACGCTGACCCGGCGGCTTCGGCGGCACGCTCGCCGGCATCACGCGTTCCCTTGGGCGTACACACATCGAGCCGTA